AAGACCTCGGCCATGGTCAATAAAGCTTGGCATCGCAGCCTCAAGCGGAACGGGAGTGAAAATATCATCAGATGCCAGCTCTCCCATCAACTGCTCTTTAAAGCCAGGATGAGCATCAGGCATGGTTTCACTCTGCCTATACCGAGAAGGCAGAATTAGTGAAGGCCCAACGTCAAAAGTTCCAGCGCCTAAAAGTATAGACTCTGTGGAGTCTTCTAATATCTTTTCGTAGTCAAATATCTGGCCTTTACGCGCACCTAAAGGAGCCGTCTTTGGGTTCAGGTCAAGAGGCTCAAGCCCATCAGCAGCTCGCTTCTTATTGAGCTTAGTGCGCCATTTTTTTCTTGCTCCGACTGCAGCTATAGCCTGCGGCGTTTTCCCGCTCATGATGTCAGCTAATGCGCCGCGCCCATCAAAAGTCTTCTGAAGCTCTATCCAAGATGACGGATCTCTGATGTCCATCTTGTCTCCAGTGAGTGCCTCTAGGTTAAGGTTTATCTTGTCAGCCTGATCTCTATCTAATCTGTTGGCCTTAATGCCGGCCATGAATTCTTTCTTCAGTTTCTTAAATACTTCTTTGTTTGTGCGAAGCTGTCCTGGCGAGCCAATCATCGGAACAAGTATAGTTCCCTCTTCTCTTAAATTGTTTCTTAGGCTGGCTACTGTACCTTTGGCATCAACAGCCCACACAGGGTAGTCAGTGATTTCACCATTCTTGTCCAGCATTCTAGGCACAGGAGCTTCTCCAAACTGGTCTTGGTAAAGCTTAGCCATCTCTGAATACTGCCGGCCAATCAGGGGATAGCCCGGACCTGCGCCGTCTTTGATGCCAGTCCTGTCAGACTGAGTAGCAACCATGCGAGCTTTACCCTCAACATTCATGTCGCCCAACACTTCAGAAAGCTTTTTTACTTTCTCGGTCTGACCAGCCATGTCCGTTGCCGCTCGTTTACGAGCAATCTTCCTGCCGTAGTTAGTTATCTCGCCGTCTTTAAACGATCTAGATAGCTGGTCTGGAGTAAGATCAGGCTGCTCAACATCCTTGAACATGATGGGCCGCATCGGCTTATTGTCATTGAATATGTAAACTGTATTTCCAGCAATGCCCTTGCCGCGCTCTACTCTAAACCCTTCAGGGGCCAAGCCAGTCATGTAATCTTTAAGCTCATCGCCATCAAAGCCCTTCTGGTATACATCACCAGATGGCTTGTTTATCCACAGCGCTTTTTCTTCTGCCGCTTCTGTAGCCTTCTTTGCAGCATTAACATCGCCATTCCACTTTCTTGTGCCGACAATAGCTACGCCACCATCTGCTACCTTACTCATAATATCTTTTGCCACTACATCTCTTAACTCTGGCTCCAATACATTAAGAACATTCAAGTTAACTACAGTGTCAAACTTATCTTTGATAAGAGAGCTGTCAGTGTAGTCTACCGGAGCATCTCCCTTCCACCTTTCAGGGAATGGCTCGTAGCTAGTTACCTCAAGTTTTGAGCTGCTCCGCATTGCATCTGTGCCTAAGCCAAGGCCAGCTCCATAGTCTAGTACGGTCTTGCCTTCAGGGTTAAGCTCCTCCGCTTTCTTTACTGCCTTCTTATAAGATCCTGCAGTAGTGGCTACCTGAGTGGTGGCGCTGCCTTCCTGACCTTTAATTGAATCAGTATCAGCCATGGTTTGCCGAGCACCCATTTCTTCCAGCCTGTCCTGCAGTGACAGGTATGCGCTTTCGTCAGGCACTAGGTCAGCCGCTCGATTAATCCTTCCGGTGTCTACCGCGCCCTGCACTCCTCGCTTGGCCATGCCGGCCACTTTCCCGATGGGGACAACCTCGCCTACAGTTAGCGCGTTGCCTATAGCAAACCGAGTCTCTGGATCGAGCGTGTTGTATTGCTCCACGCCGTAGTCGATCATGTCTGGAATCGGACCGAGCCGGTCCTTGTTCTCGTTGTACTTCTCAGCTAGAGCCGTGACCCCCTCGCTCATCTTGCCCATGGTGTACTCGTTAACGGCCTGAGCTCCTGCAGTTCTTGGGCTGTAGTTGAGGGCTTTGTCCACCGCGGCCTTGTCGGCCTCAAGCTCCTCGACGCTTTTATCCGTAAAGTATTGGTTGCCTAGCGAATAAGCTGATGCAGCGATCGGGCCAAATATCCCAGAGGCTGTGTCGGTCAAGACATCGCCAATAACATTAGTTACTGAGCTAGGCGGCTGATACGGTTCGTCGGGCAGTCCTCGGAATAGCTGAGGTCGATTAACCGGACCACCTTCAGCCCATTTTACTCGATCCGCCCAATATGCTGCAGATGCCGGACCCTTGGCAATGTTGGAGGCGTGCCTAGCCTTGAATGACTTGCGCTTGGCCTTATCCGCTGCCGAATCGTTAGAGCTAGGCGCTCCAGCAGTTTTCGCGCCCTGCTCGCCAAACCTGATCATTTTAGGCTTGCCGTCTACGTTAGTCTTCACAACGTGAGACTTGGTTGCGTGGCTAGGCGTGCGCCTTGGCTTGTTCAATTTGAGTTCGTCCTTCAGAGACATCGGTCGCTCCTAAGCTGCATATGGGTTAGCCCTGACAGTCTTCTCGACATGTCGTTCGTCGGGATCTCTGGCTTGGGGCAGCTCAAACCAGCGGTCATTCTTGAAATAGATAATGGCCTGCGTGAAAGTATCAACGTAGTCATCGTGCGGCGCAACAGGAAACTTCGACAATTGCTTGACGAAGTCATTCGCCCAGCTGACGAAATGCCCTGGATTCTTCTTGGATTCAGGTATCCACACCATTCCGAGCTCTAGCGTTGGCGCCGCTTGGTGAGCACGGCTGACCTTGTCAGCATTGCCTGGATTGTAGCCGATGGCCGGAACCTTCGCCAATCTCAGATCTTGCAGCAGCGACTGGCCGCTGGCTTTCGACTCTACCAGAATTCTATCAGCTCGTCTCGCCCTAGAGAATTGGCTGTCTTTGCTCATGCCGCCGTACTCAGTATTCCAATCCTTGATCGCTCGCTCTCTCAGATCTGGATAGCTGAGGTGCTCATCCCATGCGTCGATCAGCATAACGTGATGCTGGCCTTCATGCGTGAAGATCGCCCAAGTGCTGCACGCTGTTGGGTCGCCGGTAGTCTTCTCGGTGAACGCACAGTCGTAGCTTTGAAGTATGTATTCAAACGGCGGGAGCCCCTTGCTGCAGGGCCACATCTCGATGAAATCAGTCTTGAGTATGCCGCCTTCAGCTGGATTCGGATCTTGCTGCAGCTGGCCGGCGGTTCCATAGACACCAAGCAGGCGCTTTAAATCCGCAATCTCTTGCTCGCCAAAACGCTCAGGACATATCAGCTCACCCTTCTTGGTGCGTGGATCATACGAGCCCAAGCTCGTCTTGCGGCGCTTGCCGTCCCACTCCGCGGGAATCATTAAGTGCTCCCACCCGCCAATGTCCTCTAAGATATGGCCACTGATGTCTAGCTCATGCAGTCGCTGCATGACGCACACCATAGCGTCGAGCTTCGGATCGTTGAGCCGGGTAGACCACACCTGGTCGAACCAGTCAATTGATGACTCTCGGATGGCATCAGACTGCGCTTCTTGAGCGGCGTGCGGATCATCGAGCAACAACCGAGAGCCACCCTCACCGGTTGCAGTACCACCAACAGACGTTGCTATGCGGTAGCCGGTCTCAGAGTTCTCAAAGCGCTGCTTAGCGTTCTGATCGCCGGACAGCTTGAACATATGACCCCAGCGTTCTTGATACCACGGCGATTGCACCAGCCGCCGGGCTTTCAAGTTATCCCTGATCGACAGGGCTCCAGAGTAGGAAGCGCACAGGAACTTCTGCGCTGGGTCAGTCAGCCACTCCCACATCGGCCAGATCACGCTGACGATTGTAGACTTGGAGTGCCGCGGCGGAATGTTAATCAGTAGCTTGCGTATATCGCCAGCGCTGATCGCCTCTAAGTGCTCGCAGATCTCTTGGATGTGCCATGACGCAACGAATGGCACGCCAGGCTCTACAACGTGCCAAGACTGCCGCACAAATTCGTACAGCGAAGCTGAGGCCGATCGCCTCTCTTTTTCTAGCTTAATGGCTTCGGCAACAACCGAGGGCGCCATAGAGTTCATTTCGTTTCCGCTTCAGTCGATCCTTTGGCCATCAGATAATCCATGTTGTCGAGCTCTTCGTCCGTTAAGTTCTTTAGGTCCAGAGCTGTGATCGTTAACGGCCCACCATTCGCGCCAGTGACCTCCTGCGTAGTCTTATCACCATAAACCTTTGGCATCATCTTGCTGAGCAGCCACTTGCGAGAGTCTACGCGCAGGCGTTGATGCTGAACTGCCGCCGAGTCATAGCGACTAATGCCGTGCTGATCAACGATAGAAATTGGGTCCGTATCCGAAATTTGTAGCACTTCTTCGGCAATCGTGTGTATCATGGCCTCACGCGCGTGCGCGTACCGGTCGGCAAGCATGCCTTCCGGCTTCACCCATCCGAGGAAAGTAGACTTCGGAATTCCAACCTTAAAGCAAGCCTTTCCACAAGGAATGCCACCCTCCATGAGAGAGAACACTTTCTCACTGATTTTATTCTTCTCACTATCTTTGTAACGCATCATCGTCTCCGTTCACCAATGGGTTCTAGCTTTCTTCTTAGCTGATTCACTAAGCTCACCATAGTGCAAAAGTTTTTTAGAACTCTTACCCATCTTAGCGCCCGTCATCAACTGACCGTTGTGATCGTGAGTTTTTCCAGCAAATAACTTACCATCTTTTTCATAGTGGTTGACGTTTTTCATTACGCTCTCCTACTCTGTGAATTATTCATTCTATCACTTTAGTCGTGTTCTTAACTACCGTACTAATTCTTGGGCTTTGTACTTGGTACAAATGTACAACCCCTATAGGGTTGTTGTACATTCTTGTACCTAAATACGTCCAATTTAGCGTTAAAAGGTACATTGTACAAATAAGTACAATTGTACATTTATGTACCCTTTCTGAGCATGAATGCAGAGGCCATAAGTTGGTCTAATATCACATAACCGTGCTCATGTTTGGTGATAATTTCACCGTTTGTTAGCACTGATATGGGTCCGTTTTCGTAGCTCATTTTCATATAATTGCTCACAGATCCAGCCTTCAATCCGTCATTTCTGAGCATTTCTTTGAAGGCTGAGATGCTAATGTAGGGCAAATTTCCGCCATTAAATGGCCTGATTTCTGCTCCACCA